TGGAAACGCAGATGCGCGAGTACGTGCCCGATGACGGGATTAGCCCAGACCGGATGGACGCGCTTGTTTGGGCGTTGACGGACCTTATGGTGCGCGGCCCGACCGCCTGGGAGCGCGCGGCCGAATACTAGCCAATCCGCCCGCATTTCCCTTCAATCGCGTCTATTGGCAGTCTATTGCCAATGGCCCGCCGCAAAGCGACCGCATTCGATAGAGCCGCCCGCATCGACGCATTCCGGGATGACGACTACGTCAACCCTGTAACCGGCATCGGCGACTACACGCGCGACAAGGTGCTAGGCGGTCGCTATGCCGGCGCCATGGACTTCATCGTCCGCGAGTTCACCCAGCGCGACGCCGAGGCCCGCTGGCGTGGCTCGGACCTGGGCAGCCGGCTTATCGAGGCCATCCCCGATGAGATGACGCGCGAGGGCTGGGAGCTCGCCGTGCAGCCGTCGGAGGACGAAGGCGAAGACGGCGGCGATGAAGACACGAAGCCGGGCAAGAAGAAGCCCGCGCCCAAGGAAGACGCATTCGGCCCGCCTGACCCCACGGCGATGCCCGAGATGCCGAAGAACCCGAAGCCCATCGAACCGGCCGACGACGAGCCGCAGCGCATCTGCGAGGAAGTCGAAGAGAAGATGGAGGAGCTGGGCGCGGTCGAGGCCGTGACCCGCGCCCTCCAGTACGAGCGGGCCTACGGGGGCGCGGTCGTCCTCATGGGCATCGACGACGGTGCGGTCAACCTAGCCCAGCCGCTCGATGAGGAGAACATCAAGGCCATCAACTGGCTCAACGTCTTCGGCGGCGGGCGCGACGGCGAGTGCATCGCGTGGTCGTACTACAACGACCCCAAGGCCGAGAAGTTTGGCCAGCCTGAGATTTACCAGATTCGCAACCTCGTCCCGGTGTCGCAGCCGAGCGCCCCCGGAGCGCCCATGCGAGCGACCACGACCAAGGAGGCGACGTTCTACGTCCATGAGTCGCGCTTGCTCGTGTTTCCCGGTACGGCCGTGTCTACCCGCTCCCGCATCGAAAACCGTGGCTGGGGCGATTCCATCTTCACCCGCGTGGACGAGGTGCTGAGCCAGTACAGCCAGACCTGGGGCGGCGTGGCCAACCTCATGAGCCAGCTGCACATCGACGTCCTCAAGATGTCGGGCATGCAAATCGGCATGGCCGGCGGCGACAAGGCGGCCAAGGGCAACCCGCTGACCAACCGCGCGCGGCTTATCAACCAGACCAAGAGCATCGCGCGCATGCTCGTCATCGACGCCGAGGAGGAATTCGAGCGCGCCACGGCCACGCTGGCGGGCGTCAACGACACCCTGCGCGAGTTCGCGGTGCGCCTGGCTGCGGCAGCGGACATGCCCGTGACCCTGCTCATGGGCACGTCGCCCGGCGGCCTGAACGCGACCGGTGACAGCGACATCCGGTTCTTCTACGACCGCATCTCAGCCCGGCAGAAGCGGCACCTCTTGCCCATCCTGCGCCGGCTGTATCGCCTCGTGATGCTGTCCAAGGAAGGGCCGACCGAGGGCGAAGAGCCCGACATGTGGAACATCAAGTTCAACCCGCTCCTGCAACTGAGCGAGCTCGAGCAAGCGACCCTGCGCAAGACCGTGTCCGATGCCGATGTGGCCTACATCAACGCGGGCGTCGTGTCCGCCGAGGAAGTGGCGGCGTCCAGGTTCGGCGGCTCCGAATGGTCCATGGAGACGACCATCGACTTCGAGGGACGCCAGCAGATGGCCGAGCAGGACGCTAAGGACATGGAGCAGCGCAAGGCCGAGATGGAGGCCGGCGGCGACAAGGCGCACCAGCAGGCGCTGGAGCTCGCCAAGGTCAAGCAGAAGCCTAAGCCCCCGGCGAAGTAATGCCGGCCCGCAAGCGGTTCACCATCGGGATGATCCGAATCCTGCGCAACCTCGGTCCGCTGCCAAGGCGCAGGCACATCCCGAGGCAGGCGCAGCCGGACGCGATCCGCCTCGAATACTACAAGGCGCTGTTGCCGTTCGTGCACATCGCCACGAACGCCATGGAAGACGCCAAGGTCGAAATCCTGCACTCACTCGTGCTCGAGCGGCAACGCCAGGGCAAGTACGACGACTTCGCCGAGATTGCCGCAAAGGAGTTCGTAGCGCGTGCCAAGCGCGAGGCCGAGCGGGCGCTAGAGCAGCGCGACCTGGACGCAGTGGTCGAGCGGTTCGCGCATCGCACGTCGGAGTTTCAAAAGCAGCAGTTCACGCGCCAGGTCACGGCCGCGCTATCGGTGCCGCTGTCGGCTATCGAGACGCCCGTGGTCGAGAAGCTGGGCGCGTTCACGAAAGAGAACGTGGCGCTGATCAAGAGCGTCCACGAGCGGTACTTCGACCGCATCCAGGCTGACGTGCTGGAGGCGTTTTCCAAGGGCACGCACCCGAGCGACCTGGCCGAGATGTTCGAGGAGCGCGACGGGATGGCCGAGCGTGACGCGCGCCGCATTGCCCGTGACCAAATTGGCAAGCTGAACGGGCAGCTGAACGAGGAGCGCCAGCAGGCTATCGGCATCACGTCGTACATCTGGCGCACGGCCAACGACAGCCGCGTGCGTGACGAGCATGCCGAGCGAGAGGGCAAGGAGTACGCGTGGAGTGACCCGCCCGAGGACGGCAATCCCGGTGAGCCAGTGTGTTGTAGGTGTTTTGCGGAGCCTAATTTTGAACCGATTCTCGACGAGCTTTGATAGAATGTGATTGATGTACGACTGGTCGAAGCATCATCGGTTCATAGTCTACGGGCTGACCGACCCAAGGACGGACGAGATCAGATATATCGGCAGGTCGAGCGCCGGCCCTGGGCGTCCGCTTGAACATCGACTAAGAATTTCGCGAGAGAAAACGCACAAGGCTGCCTGGATTAGGTCGCTTGCGCGTGACGGCGTCTCGTATGGCGTGGTGGTCTTGAAAGAGTGCTCCAGCAAGGAAGAGACGGTTGAGGCCGAGAAACAGTTTATTTTGATGCACAGGCTGTTTGGCGCTCGCCTAACCAACCTCACCGAGGGGGGCGAGGGGACGGCGGCGAAAAAGCTGTCACTTCCAGATAGCGAGATCGTCGACAGGTATGCCAATGGGGAGAGTGAGCTTGCGCTTGCTCGCTCTTACGGTGTTCAGCGATGGACCATTCGACGAAGGCTGATCGAAGGAGGAGCCGAGATTAGAGGTCGCTCGGCCGCAAACACTGTTCGAATGAGCAAGATGTCAGTTGACGAGAGAAAGGCACTGGCTGCCGCTGCAAACGCAGCGTGTCGTGGAAAGAGCCGAGTCGGCAGGCCGCACAGCGCAGAAACGCGAGCAAAGATGAGCGCGTCGCAGACGGCGAGACTGGCCAGATAAGGCCCCCGATTGGACTTTGAATTCGTCTCAATAGAGACTTTTCAATGTGTACTACCTCGGCTCAATCTCTGGTGCGTCCGGCGCGGCCTATAACTGGTCTGGCGGCGTAAGCGGGTTCGCCAACTTCGCGATCCCGCGGCACACCAAGGCGCTATACCTGGAGACGTCGGCGTCGGGCACGCGCTTCCTCCTGTCGGCGGCGACCGGGTACACGGGCTTTCTCAACACGGGCGCTGGGCTTGCGGGCGCGAACCTGCAAGCGGCCGGCGTGCTGTACGGCCCGTTCTATCGCGCGGCCGGCACCGACGTGGCGGTGGGCGTCTACAACGGCGGCGTGACTCAGTACAGCGTGCGCGTCTTCGGGGCGCACACGCCGTGAACGAGCGGCCGTACCGGTACGACACGGTGGGCACGGTCGTTCCGGCCATCGTCGAGGACTGCGCGTTCTGCGGCGCCGACGTCACGCTGGCTGGCGATTGCTCGGCTCGCTGTGAGGCGTCGCGCAGGAAGGCCAAGCATGACGAGGCCCGCGTGGAGCGCCTCGGATGAGCGTCACGCGATTCGAGCGCGTCGACTTCGCGGACGGCGAGCTCGCCAAGCCGCAGAAGACCAACGACGGGTACTGGAAGCTGGAAGGCCGCATCGCGCGGGCCGGCATTCAGGAGTACCGCCGCGCCGACGGCAGCGTGGTTCGCGAGCTGCGCCTGCCCGAGGACGTGAAAGCCAGCGCGGCCGGATTCGCGTTGCTGCCGCTCACGAACGGCCACCCGCCCGGCATGGTCACGCCCGACAACGCAAAACAATACGCGGTGGGCGCGGTCGGTCACGCGGACTTCTCAGGCGGCTGGGTCAAAGCGCCGATGACGGTCTGGAGCAAAGACGCCATCGAGGCGATTCGTGCCGGGCGCGCGCAGTTGTCGGCTGGCTACCAGTGCACACTCATCGACGAGGCAGGCGAGTACGAGGGCCAGCGGTACGACTGCCGGCAGACTGAAATCATCCCGAACCACCTCGCAATCGTGGACGTGGCACGCGCTGGCCCTAATGCGCGCCTCCGATTGGACTCTAATTCCGCAGTTGCTTTAGATTGTATTTCAATCGTGGCTGACCAAATGGAGCAAAAGCCGATGCACAAGTTTGCAATCGACGGCCTGACCATCGAGGTCAGCGACGCCAACGCGCAGGCCATCGTGGAGCGCGCTGTGAAGAAGCAGAGCGACCGCGCTGACCAGGCCGAGAAGGCGCTGGTGGATGCGCAGAAGGCCGTGAGCGAGAACCAGGCCAAGCTCGACATGGCCGAGGCCAAGGTCAAGGAGTTGACCGAGGCGGCCGAGAAGCACAAGGCCGAGCTCGCCGACGGCGTCAAGGCGCTCGTCGCTCTCGGGGCCGAGGTCGCCAAGATGGGCGTCGACATCACCAAGGTCGACCACAGCGAGACGGCCTACAAGGTCGCCGCCGTCAAGAAGATCCGCCCCTCGATGAACCTCGACGGCAAGTCCGCCGACTACATCAACGCGGCCTACGACACCGCCCGTGACGACTTCGCCAAGCAGCCGAGCGCGGCCGACAAGGCGCGAGCCGGCATTGGCGAGCAGGGCCGCAGTGATGCCGCCCCGTCGTCCAGCGCCGAGGAAGCCCGCAACCGCATGATCGAGCGCAACCGCGCTCTGGCCAAGTAAAGGAGCCCGGACATGAGCCAGACCACCATTAGCGCAGGCGGGCAGGCGATCGGCAATGCCGGCGACGTCGCCGACTCCGGTCCCAAGGACGTCGTCTCCGGGTTCAACCAGAACACGACCGAGCTGCCGTTTGGCTACGGTCTTCGTGACGGCACCTCGCAGGACTTCTACGCCATCGCCACGGGCTTCTCGACCGTGCTGCCCATCACCGGCGTCCTGCTTCGCCGCGCGAACTACCAGCCCAAGATCACGCTGCCGAACGGTCAGACCGTCGGCGACTTCGGCGGCTCGGGCCTCGTCCAGTACGCGCCGCTGAACGTCATGCGCAAGGGCCGCGTGCTCGTCCCGGTCGAGGGTCCTGTCACCTTCGGCCAGCGCGCCTGGTGCCGCGGCATTGCAACCGGCTCGTCCGCGCTCGTCACGCCGGGCATCTGGTCTGCCACTTCGTACTCGGTGGCCGGCAACGACACTACGCCTTCCTACCACGTCAACACGACCAAGCAGGCGGTCTTCCGGTCGGGTTCGTTCACCGCTGCCGATGGCACCACGCTCGTCGCGGTGCTCGAAGTCGACTTCACCGCTAGCAACTTCTAAGGAGCGACGACGATGAGCCAGAAGTACGCACAGCTCGCGCAGGTCTTCGACTCGGCTGAGTCGACGTTCGTTGCCCGCGCCCTGGAAGAGGTCGAGGCCGGGACGTACGACATCCTGTTCCCCGAACTCGAGGGGCGCAAGTTCGTCCAGACCACGAGCGTTGACCCCGGCGCGCAGTCGGTCACCTACCGCCAGTACCGCAAGACCGGCCTGGCCAAGCTCGTCACCGACGACGGCCAGGATCTGCCGAACGCCGGCCTTTCCGTCGCTGAGTTCAATCGGAAGCTGTACCAGATCGGTATCAGCTACCAGTGGACCAACGAGGAGCTGCGCGCGGCTGCGCTGGCGGCCCGTAACGGCCAGCCCGTGAACCTCGACACCGAGCGCGGCGGCGCTGCCCGCATGGGCGTTGACCGCGCGATCGACGTGGTCTGTGCCATCGGTTCGGCCACCAGCTCGACCATCCCCGGCCTTTCGCAGGGCATCGGCCCTGACCTCGGGCTGACCGGTCTGCTCAATCAGAGCGGCGCGGCGACCTACACGATCGCCACCGGTTCGGCTGGCTCGCAGGCGTGGTCGTCCAAGACCCCCGACGAGGTCATCGCGGACATCGCTGGTTGCTACAACAGCCAGATCAACGCGACGTACAAGATCCACACCCCGAACTACTGCCTGCTTCCCATCGCGCAGTTTCAGGACATCTCGACCCGCCGCATGGGCGACGGTTCGGATACCACCATCCTGAACTTCGCCAAGCAGATGCTGCCCGGCGTGACCTTCGCCTCCTGGCAGTACTGCAAGGGCGCGGGCACCAACGGTGTCGACCGCATGGTCATGTACAACCGCAACCCGCGGTACGTGCGCATGACCATCGCGCGCGAGTTCACGCAGGAGCCGCCCCAGGTCGCGTACCTGACGACCAAGGTGCTCTGCACCGCCAAGATCGGCGGTGTCGTGACCCCGTACCCGCTCTCGATCACCTACGCCGACAACATCTAGCCACGATATCGAGGCCATGAATGCGCGCTCAGGTCGTCAATAACTGCCAAGGTCCGTACTACGTCCAGCTCCCGCATGAGAACGGCGGCAAGGCCATCGGGCCTATCGTCGTCATCCATCCGGGCATGAACCTCGTCGACGCCAAGCAGCTTGCCGAGGCGCGCAAGAACAAGGGCGTAGACGTCCTGTTCAAGACCAAGATCGCCCCGTCGAAGGCGCCCGAGGCCGACCCGTCGAAGTTCGGCAAGCCCATGCTGGAAGTCGTCGGCAAGGAAGTCGAAGACGGCTACCCGTTCGCCAAGATGTCGCTGGAAGAGGCGACCGGCGTTGTGGCGATGACGCAGAACACCGACCTCCTCGACGAGTGGTTGCGGGCGGCCAGGCCCGGCGACCCCATTGTCAAGGTCATCAACGACCGGATCAAAGAGATCGCGTCGGGCATCGAGGCGGCTTAGTCGTGGCGATCACCTGGGCTGACGTCCAGGCGATTGCGCCTGAGTTGACCAACACGGCCGTGCCGACGGCGACGCAGGCCGTCCTGCTCGCCATGGTCGACCGGCAGATCGACGACACGGCCTGGGATGACCTGGCCGACGACGGCCGGCGCTACCTGGCTGCGCACATGGGCGCGCTCTACGCCAATGGCAGCAACGCAGGCGGCTCCGTTATTGCCGAGTCCGTCGGCCCGCTGTCGCGATCGTACGCCGCGCCTGGTGTGGCCATGGGCTCTTTGGGCACGACCAAGTACGGCATGTGGTACTTGCAGCTGATCCGCCTGCTCCCGTCGTCGCTCGGGTTCGTGCCGTGAGCAAGCCGCACGCGCGCCTGGAGGACCACGATAGGGGCTGGGGCTCGGTCTTCAAGCGGGTCAAGAACGCCGGCAAAGGGCGGGTCAAGGTCGGCGTGCTGGCCGATACGCCGCAGGGTGGCGCGCACGAGGAGGGCTCGCCGCTGACCGTGGCCGAAATCGCCGCGGTCCTGCACTTCGGCACCTCAGACGGTCACATCCCGCCGCGCCCGTTCCTGGCCATGGCCTTTGACCAGAACCGCGAGGAGCTGGCGAAGATGGGCGCGCGGTTCATGGCCGAGGTTCTATTCGGCGACATGACCGAGGACAGGGCGCTCGGGCTCATGGGCGCCAAGCTGTCGGCCGAGGCGAAGAAGACCATCACCATCGGCAATCAGCTGACGCCGAATGCGCCGGCCACCGTCGCGGCCAAGGGCTCGGATAGACCCCTCGTCGACACCGGCCGGCTGCTCAACGCCATCACTTGGATGATCGCAAAGGAAGACTCTGGACATGGCCACTAGGCTGTACGTCGGCAACATCCCGTTTAGCGCCACCGATCACGACCTGCGCGATCTGTTCTCCGCGTGCGGCACCGTCAACCGCGTCGATATGGTGGTTGACCGCGACTCGGGCCGGTCCCGTGGCTTCGCGTTCGTCGAGGTCGACGACAAGGCCACGGCGGGCGCGCTCGAGCTCGACGGCAGTGACTTCGGCGGCCGGCGCCTCGTGGTCAACCACGCCAAGGAACGCACGCCCAAGCCTCGTGAGCGCGCCTGGTGAACGTCGCCGGGCTCATCGCGTCGTTCTCGACCGGCACCTACACGGTGACGAGGACGGCGCGCGGGTCCACGGTGCGCGGCAAGATCGGAGCGGGCAGCACGTCGACCGTGACCATTACCGCGTCGGTGACGCCGGCCAAGCCGATGGACCTTATGCGCCTGCCGGAAGGCCGCAGGACCACGGACACGGTCCGGCTCATCACCACGACCGAGCTCTACAACGGTGGCCAGGGCAGCGCCTACGAGGCCGACACGGTGTCCATCGACGGCGAGTCGTGGGAAGTGAACCTCGCCGACCGATGGAAAGACCCGCTGAGCGGCGTCGTTGGTTATAGCTGCCTGCTCTCGGTGATCCGGTGAGCTGGGCCGACATCGAGGACGCGACCCACAAGGCCATTTGCCTGGCCTCGGGGTACGGGTCCGACCAAGTCATTTGGTCGTTTCAGAACAAGAACGCGCCGACGCTGGACTACATCGTCCTGACGTTCGGCGGCGAGATTGCCGTGGGCCAGGATTGGGTGCGCATCACCCAGGACCTGAACCGCCCCGCCGGCCAGGAAATCAAGCTGGACATCCGCGGCGTCCGCGAGGTGCCGCTACAGATCGAGGTCTTCACCTCGGACGTGTACGGTAACGACGCCGCCCGCCGGGTGGCTGAGATGGTCCGTACCAAGCTGCGCCTCGACGGAGTGCGACACGGGCTGCGCAAGGCGGGTCTGTCGCCGTTCGACTCCGACGCGGTCCAGTGGGTGCCCGATATCCCCACGGCGCGCTTTCGCGGCCGGGCTATGACGACCGTGCGCTGCTACGTGCCGGTCATGGATTGCTACGAATACGTTGGCTACATCGCGCGCGTCTCGGGGCGCATCTACCCAACCGGATATGCGGCAGTCAGCGGGACTTCTGGGCTTTCATTTACGGGCATTGTCGGTCCCTAGCGCTTTTCACTCCAATGAATTGACGTGCTAGTTTTAGTCATTCGCTGGGGGTAATTCAGTGCCACTTAGTGACATCGCTACGGTAAATGTCAGCACCACCGGCGCTGGTGTCACCCGCGCTGGTTACGGCGTCATCCTCATCGTGTCGCACACCGCCGGCTGGGCTGAGCGGTATCGCACGTATCGCAGCCTGTCTGCGGTCAATGACGACTTCGCGGCCAACACGCCTGAGTACCTGGCGGCGGCCAAGATTTTCGCTCAGTCGCCGCGCGTCTCCAGTATCGTCATCGGCCGCGCCGCGCTCGTCCCGACGCAGAAGTTCTCTATCGGCGTCAACGGCATCGGCACGAACACCCGCTACAAGGTCCGCGTCGCGGTCCCGACCGGGACCGTGTTCACGTCGCAGGACGCCGAGTACAACACCGGCGCCGGCGCGACCGGCTGGCGTCCTTCGCAGATCTGGTCCAAGGGCGACCTGATCATCTCCTCCGACGGGTTCAGCCTCTACACCTGCAAGGGGCCGTCGCAGATCGCCTACGAGGGCGGCTTTACCGGCTACGGCGCCGCCTCTGGCCCGACCGGTGGCACGTCGGACTTCCGCGAGAACCAGATCTACTGGATGTACGCCGGCTCTGGCGTGACCGGTGCCGTTACCAACGACTCCATCATCAACGGCGTCAAGTCGAAGATCGAGGCGCTGGGCGCTCCGACGGCAATCGCGACCGGCGTGGCCAATGCGATGACCACGTCGCTCCAGGGCTCGCAGGGCTCGAAGACGCTCCAGCTCCTGGCCAACACGGCGGGCAAGTTCTTCGGCGTTCAGGTCTACAACCGCGCGGCGCTGTCGAGCGAGCAGACGCAGGCCGACCCCGGCATCGCGACCGACCTGGCTGCGAT